GTTTTCGATAATGGCATTTATAATCGTCAGGATCGCTTCCACCGCCACCGGGATAAGACTTGGAAGAAGACTCATCAACGTTTCCAAGACCTGTGTAAATAGATCGGTGATCATGGTAAGAAGCGAAGGCAAAAGCTCCGAAATCGCTTCAAGAAGTGCCCCTGTCACAGCAGGAAGCGCCTGAATCATGTTCTCGATAACCGGCGTAATGTTGGTAACGACGGTCTTAAAAGCATCGACCACGTTTCCTGTCAGCATTTGGATATCGGCATCCGCCCGTCCGAAGCCTACAAGGAGGTTTCCGAAGGCACTTTGCAGGGCATTGATGGAACCTGTGATGGTCTCTTCTGCTTCCAAGGCCGTCGTGCCTGTAATCCCCAAATTATCCTGGATGACGTGAATTGCTTCTACCACATCAGCATAGGAGTCGATATTAAACTCAAGCCCTGAAATCTTCTCGGCATCGGCCAGCAGCCGTTCCATCTCGGATTTCGTGCCGCCATAGCCCAGTTTCAAGTTATCCAGCATGGTGTAGTTTTGCTTGGCAAAGCCCTGATAGGCGTTTTGGATACTGGTCATATCGGTGCCCATCTTATTGGCGTTATCCGACATATCGGTGATGGCCATATCGGCATATTTCACCGCTTTTTCCGTATCTCCTCCTAAGGACTGAATCAGGCTTGCCGAAAAGCCCGTCACTGTCTCCATGTACTCGTTAGCAGAAAGCCCCGCCGTTTTATAGGCGTTTGCCGCATAGTCCTGGAGTTTCCCGGACGATTCCTTAAAGAGTGTATCGACACCGCCAACCAGCTGTTCATAGTCGGCAAAAGAAGTGATGACTTCTTTGCCAAGCTTAACGGCGGCAGCTCCGGCAGCGACAACCACAGCTCCCATCGCCGCACCTATCCCTTTTAAGACCGAGCCGAGCTTTCTGAATTTTCCTTCGGATTTATCCGCCGCATCGCCTGCATCTTCTATTTTCTCTCCCATGTCATCGGCGCTGTCCGTGACATCATCCATTTCTTTATCCATGTCGGAGAGGGATTTTTCCGCATCATCGTAGTTTTTGCTGGCTTCTCTTAGCGCTTCGTTATTGTCGTTTAGCTCCTGCTCCATGCCGTTTAATGCCGCCTTGGCATTGTTCAGCTGGATTTGCCAGTTCTGCGTCCTTCTGTCGTTTTCACCAAAGGAAGCAGCGGCATTATCAAGAGCCGCCTTCAAGGTTTCAATCTTTTGTTTTTGTGCTTCAATCTCTTTATTAAGGACGCTGTTTCGTGCGGAAAGAGCCTGCACGGATTTGTCGTTTTTAGAAAACTCGGAGGTGATAAGCTTCATCTCCGAGCCTAAAACCTTAAAGGATCGGTTAATGTCGGCAAGGGCCTTTTTAAATTCTCTTTCACCCTCAAGGCCAATCTTTAAGCCGAAATTAGCTGCCATGAGCTGCCTCCTTTCTATCAAATTCCATAGGGGATCACGTCATCAATCAAAAGCTCCTGCTTCGGTTTGGAAAGACCGCGATACTGTCTATCACATTCAATAAGGTCTAAAAGCAAAGAAAAGGGCATGAGCCAAACTTCATCCTGCGAAAGATAAAGCCGGCTCAGCCCGAAATACAAAAGCCGGGTAAATAAGGCTTCACCCTTTACCCGGCTTCCGGGTTTTTTGAGTTCGTCTCGCTTTCAATATTTCGCTTGGTCGCCTTTAAAAGAGCGTCCGTAATAGCGTCTTTGTATTCCGCAAGATCCAAAGGAGAGGTCAAAAGCTCCACTTCCTCCTCGGTGAGAAGTTCTTTTGTGTCGTTCTTGTTTTTCAGGTTATGGATTAAGATCGGCTGATTGGCAAGCAGCGTAATCAGCCAGATGATCTCTCCCAAAGCCATCTCGAAGTTCTCCGCCTTCATTAGCTTGTCGCCTAAGTTTTCAAGACCGCCGTAGCGTCCTGCGATTTCTTTGGTCGCCCTGGTCGTAAGAAGAAGTTCGTACTCTTTTTCACCGACTTTAATCTTTGTCATATATTCCTGATACATATAAGCATCCTCCTTATGGGGCAACCGGCGTAAAGACCGGCTCATAGACGGATGTGTACCAGCCTGTGATGACTTCAGGAGCTACCCCCTCATCGCCTTCCGTCACTTCCGCCTTCCAAGGGTGTCTTCCTTCAGCGTCCGCCTTGTTTCTTCGCATGATCGTGCCTTCAATGGTCGGTGTGGAAAAGGTGATCGAGTCGCCCTTCGTTTCAAGGTTTGTAGCGGGTATGCCGAATTTCACCCGGTAAAGCCAGAAATAGCGATAATTGCCGTTTGATTTCTTTGCGCGAAAACCGATAGCGACAGGAAGTCCCCCGTCTTCAGACGAGGAAATCAGGACTTTGTTTGTGTCGATGACGGCTCCCGTAAGATCGGATGCCGCCTGACTTCCAATATCGTCCACACCGAGGGAGAGTGTCCCGGTTTTAAACTCTTTTACAATCTCCGATGCACCGTCATCGGCATAAAGGATTGCTTCCGCAAGCTCCACCGACAGCTCCGCCGTGATGGCTTTTGTCAGCTGTACGGGCGTGTCGTAGGTTTCCATACCGGAAGCATCCTCCGTAATTTTTGCATAATACAATTTATCCAGGCCTATTGTTGCCATAGTGATTCCTCCTTATCGGACGTATTCTTTCGCCACGTCCAGGCTGTAATGGTAGTATCCCGTGTCTTCTTCAAGGTCTAAAAACCTCCGTTCCGTGATGATAAAATCCTGCTCAAGCAAAGCGTCCGTCAGCTTCCTTTTCCAAAGAAGATAGTTTTCCTTGCAAAAAAGTGAGATACGGATTTCTTCCGTTTCCACCAGCGGCTTATTGTCGGCATAGAAGAGTAAATCGTCATAAAGCGGTGTAAAGACCAGATAGGTTTCAGGAGCCTTCTTTTCAAAGGTCACGGCTCCCGAAGGAAGCCTTAAACCTTCCGCTATTTGTTTTAGTTCTGCCAATGCACTCATAGATCAAGCTCCTTTTTCAGTATTTCCTCCATCGCTTGAACGGCAGGCTTTCTCGCTTTCCTTCGTGCCGGCTTCATCCAGGGCTTTGCTTTCTGACCGGATTTCCCGTACTCCAAGACCTGAGCTTTCAGTGCATTCGGCACGCCTTCCCGGTCGATAGAGTCTCCGACACCTACCCGGATATTCCACTCGCCGTTTCTATCCTGCAAAGCCGGAGTGATGCCGAGGCTTCTTAAAAGGTCGCCCTTGGAGCGAGAAGGGTACTTGGTATCTTTTCCGATCCGGCCTTCAAGGTTTGCTTTCATCGCCGAGAGCACGACCTTGCCGCCGCTTTGTAAAATCTTAGGAGCGGCTTTATCAAAACGGTCACCGAGTTTTGAGAGCTTATCCAAGAACTCATTAGGCATTTTCATTTCACACTTAGCCATCCTTTACCACACCTTCCGTATCGACTCTTTCAGCCAAAATCTCCCAGTAGAGCCCTTTTCTTCGGATGTCTTCCACGGAGAGAATGTTGTACCTGCCGTCTTCCGTCACCACGACGCAGCGGGTATCGAGTGTGATGCCGGGAACCCGCCTGATTCTAAAAAGCGTCGTTGCTGTAGAAAAAAGACTTCGATTCTTCCAGGTCTCACTCCCGTAGCGGTCTTCCCGGTAGGCTCTGACACTTGCAAGAAAGACGTCTCGCTCCACCGGAAAGCCGTCTGGATCCGTTTCCTGTTCCACACGAAAAAGCTCAATAAAGTGATTTAGTTTAATGCTCATAGGATCACATCCTTATCACCCTGAAGGAGATTTTTAACCGTCTCCCAGACCTGCCTTGCGGCTTCAGGAGAATCGGAAAAGAAGCCGGCAGTAGATCCGTCCCTTGATTCATAGAAGAAACTCGCAAGGACGATCACAGCCTGTTTGGTACTCTCCGTCATCGGGTGCGCAAGATAATAATCCGGTCCTTTTTTCTGGTATCCCTCTGCATAGGAAATCGCAGAGGAAAGGCAGCGGAGCATGAGGGGATCGTCCGCATCATGCTCCACCACCAGATTTTCTTTTAACGGATAAAGAAGATCCTCTGCGTTCATCCTAATCCTCCTTATACGCCGGCTTTCATCTGCAAAAGCTTCACGCTCTCAGGCAAGATGAGTTTTCCGTCCACGCGCTGTGTCGCCTTAAAGCCGACTTGACCCGTCGCAGCAAAAAGCTCGTTTAATCTTTGGAAAGACCTGCCTTGACGATCGGCAATCCAGTAATAGGAGAAGTCGCCGAAAGCAATCGCAAGAGCTCCCGCTTCCGCTAATGGCACAAAGCTTGACGTATAGACCGGACGATTGAGGATGGTATCCGGCGTTCCTGCCGTGAGTGCCGGCTGCCAGAGATACTGCCCGGTATTGTCTTTCAGCTTTCGAATGAGCTTCACCGTCGCATCGTTCATGATAAAGACGGCATTTTTCCTGTACGGTGCACGAAGCGAATAGAAGAGGTCAATCAGCTCATCGGCTGTTACTGCCTTATCCGAAGCGGCTGTAACGCCCACTTCGCCTCCGCCCGCAGTTTGGAAAACGCCTACAGGCTTGCCCACACCGTCACCGATGAGGAAGGCCTCCTCTTCTTTAGAGCCCATGCGTCTTCCGAACTCCTTCGCAATATAGCTTTCAAGGTCAAAGACCGAATCATTTAAGAGTTCTTCGGAGACTTTCAGCATGGTCGCCAGCTTATAGGCACCGATGGAGACCTGACCGAAGGCGGGATCGGATTCCGGGATAGCCGCTTCCTCATCCACCCAGCTGGCCGTGCCTTTCGTTGCAACGACAGGGATTTTGCGGTCGCCGGAAGAAGTCTGGATAACATGAGCGAGCTGTCTGAAGATGTTTTCTTCTTCCAGGGCTTCTACCAGAGTCCTTTCAAACTCATCCGGGGCCAGATAGCCGCCCTCGGAGTCGGTGCCGACCTGCAGGGCATTGGTAACAGGGGCATTCTTCTTTCGCATAAGGTTCCAGAAGTCCCTTTGATAAGTGTCACTTCCTCTGCCGGTCTTGTCTTCCTTGTCCTGCATGGGGTTTCCCACCACCGGACGGCTGATCGCTTCACTAAGCTTCATGTCCATGTCTCTTTGGCGTTCAAGCCTGTCGATTTCCTTTCCGAGGTCTACAACTTCCTCTTCCATCTTTTCGTAAGCCGCCGTGTCTTCTGCTGAGACGATGCCTTTCTCGTCTCGCTTGTCCTCTAAAAAGGTCTTGGCCTTTTCCCAGGTTTCAAGGCGCTTGTTTCTCAGTTCCTGAATTTTGTTCATTTCTTCGTCCTCCTTAATGACGTAAAAGTTCGAGCCGTTTTGTAAGCTCTTTGTATTTCGTGCCTGTTTCTTCCAAGTTGTCCGCTTCTTCATCGGACTCGGTTTCTTCCTCTTTCTTTGCTAAAACCGCATCGGCACTGATCTTGTTTAAGACCGTGCTCATCATCTTTCTTGCGGCAAAAGCCATACCTTCCTGAGCTTCTTCCTCCGCTTCCTCCTCTTCATCGTCTCCGGTGAAAAGAAGGCGGTCACAAAAGCCGAGTTCCTTGGCCTTCTTTGCATTCATCCAAGTCTCGTCATCCATCAGGCGAGAGATTTTATGCCTGGAAAGCCCGGTTTTGAGTTCATAGGCGTTAATGATGGATTCTTTGACTTCGTCTAAGATGTCCAGTGCCTTTTCCATCTCGTCTTTCCAGCCGTAGGCGGAAGTTTCGGGATTGTGAATCATCATCATGGAAGAAGGACTCATCAACACCTCACCGCCCGCCATCGCAATGACGGAAGCGGCAGAAGCGGCAATGCCCTCGATTTTCACTGTGATTTTGCCTTTGTGATCCATGAGCATGGTGTAGATCTGCGATGCCGCAAAGACATCGCCGCCGGGTGAATTAATCCACACCGTCATATCTCCCGGATGACTTTCCAGCTCCGATAAGAAAAGAGCCGGTGTGACTTCATCGCCAAACCAGCTCTCTTTTGCAATCGGACCGTCCAGTCTCAGGACGGTTTCTTTCTTTGGATCTCCTCTTTGAAAGACCCAGAATTTACGTTTCTCCATCGCTTTTCACCTCCTTGCCGGAAAAGATGCCGGCATCTTCAAGTTTCGTCATGTTGCCGTTGATCAAGTACAGATCGCCTCCTTCTTCTTTTGGTATGAGATTCATGTTTTCAAGCCGCCTGATGTCGTTGGCGCTCATCCAGCCGTTTTGCCTTGCCGTTGCATAGCCCCTCATTCGGCTTTCATAGTCGCCCCTTAAAAGCCCGTCGACATTGAACTCAATGAAATAACGCTGTCTTTCAGCGGGATATAAAAGAGCCTTGTTCATGGCCTGCTCGAGCCGTACCAGCCAGGGCCTTATCGTGTGAACGACAAAGCTGATGGACTGGTGTTCGATATTGGAAAAGGTCGCCTTATCGAGGTCTGCCACCAGATGTGGCGGCACTCGGTAGATTCGGCAGATTTCTTCCGTCTGATACTTTCTTGTTTCAAGAAACTGCGCTTCATTCGGCGGAATCCCAATCTGCTTATAGGTCATGCCTTCTTCCAAGACAGCGACTTTGTTGGCGTTTCCCGAGCCTTTAAAAAGCTCGTTCCAGCTTTCTCTGACCTTGGACGGGTCTTTAAGCGTGCCAGGATGCTCTAAAATACCGCCCGGGGCGGCTCCGTTTTGAAAGAAACTCGCACCGAACTCCTCGGTTGCCATCGACATGCCGATAGCGTTTCGTGCCATCGCAATCGGTGAGTAGCCCACCAGTCCGTCAAAGCCAAGCCCGGGGATATGGAGAATTTCTTCTCTTCGGAAGGCAATGTTACTCATCCCACTTTGGTATAGGTAGATGAGTTCATCGGTCTCCGCCCGGCTGACCTGCATCTTGTCCGGCATCAAAGGATAAAGCCCGATGATTTCGCCGTGCCCGTTTCTTACAATCTGGGCATAGGCATTGCCCCATAAAAGAAGATGGGTCATCAGGGTTTCCCGGAAGATGAAGGATGTCATTTCCGGATTTGGGCTGTCGTGCAGGAGAAAATACAAAGGATGGAGTGTATCCCGCCTTTTTCCTTCCTCGACATGTCGGTAAAGATGCAAGGGCAAGCTCGCAACAGTCTCAGAGATTACCCTGACACAGGCATAAACCGCCGCCGACTGCATGGCATTTTTCTCCGTCACCTGCTTTCCGGAAGAAGACGGGGCAAAGAAAAACCGGAACACCGACGGTTTGGTCAGCTCCGGCTTATCCCTGCTTTTGAATAGGTTCTTTAAAAGTCCCAGAGGACATCACCTCCTTATCGTTTCTAAAAGAGCAGCAAGCCCCGCTCGTCGTATACAGAGCCGAGGTCGCTTCCCTGATTTCGGATCGCCCGGTCAAGCGCCATGATGAGTGCCACCGCACCGTCAATCCGTTCGGTCGATTTTTCCTTGTCCGGCTTAATGTTTCCGGCAGGATCAGTTCTTACGAAAATATTATCCACGCACCAGCGAAGGACAGGATGTCCTCCGTGAGCAAGTTTTTCTTCCAAGACCAGCTTCATCAGCTCCTTGGTCGGAGGGCTCATATCCTTATAGCCCTGGCCGAAGGGAACGACGGTAAAGCCCATATCCATGAGGTTCTGGCTCATCTGCACCGCACCCCAGCGGTCAAAGGCGACCTCTTTGATGTTGTACTTCATACCGAGGTCTTCAATAAACTGTTCAATAAAGCCGTAATGCACGACATTTCCTTCGGTCGTAAGAAGAAAGCCTTCTTTTTCCCAGATGTCATAGGGCACATGATCCCGGCTGACCCGAAGCGAGATATTTTCTTCCGGTATCCAGAAAAAGGGAAGAACATAGTAGGGCTCGTCTTCCGTTTCCGGAGGAAAGACCAGGACAAAAGCCGTCAGGTCTGTGGTGCTTGAGAGGTCAAGCCCGCCGTAACAGACGCGGCCTTCAAGTTTTGTCTCATCAACCGCTACATCACAGGCATCCCACTTTTCCATCGGCATCCAGCGGACTGATTGCTTCACCCATTGATTAAGCCTTAATTGACGGAAGATATTTTCTTCCGCCGGGTTCTGCCTTGCACTGTTGCAGGCAATCCTTAATTTTTCAATATCGACGGTAATGCCAAGAGAAGGATTGGCCTTTTTCCAAACCTTCTCATCTGTCCAGTCTTCCTCCTCGTCCGCTCCGAAGATGACAGGATAAAAGCTCGGATCCCGTTTTCTTCCTGCAAGGATATCCTCCGCCTTTTGATGGACTTCCCAGCAGATAGAATGCCGATCCGTTCCTGCTGTTGTAATCAAAAAATAGAGCGGCTGTTTTCTGGCATCACCAGAGCCTTTGGTCATCACATCGTAGAGCTGACGGTTCGGCTGAGCGTGAAGCTCATCAAAGACGACCCCGTGAACGTTCAGCCCGTGCTTGGTATAGGCTTCTGAGGACAAGACCTGATAGAAGCTGCTTAAAGGCTTATAGATAAGCCGCTTTTGTGAGATCAAGGGCTTGATGCGAGCTTTCAGCGCAGGGTTTTGTTCCACCATCTGCACCGCCACATCAAAGACAATAGATGCCTGCTGGCGGTCGGCGGCACAGCCATAAATCTCACCGCCGTGCTCGAAGTCGCCGCAGGTAAGGTAAAGGGCAATGGCTGCCGCAAGTTCAGACTTGCCTTGCTTCTTTGGAATCTCAATATAGGCCGTATTAAACTGCCGATAGCCGTTCGGTTTCAAAATGCCGAAGAGGTCTCTTACGATTTGTTCCTGCCAGTCAATCAGCTCGAAAGGTCTGCCGTACCATTCGCCTTTGGTATGTTTCAAAAGACTGATAAAGGTAACGGCGCGGTCTGCCGCATCTTTGTCGTAACGGGAGGAGGGAAGCTTAAATTTTGTCGGTTTGTAGTGTTCTAGTTTTCGCATCCAAGCCTCCTTTACGCATAAAAAAAACGACCCTTCAAGGCCGTACCACGAGCAAAAGCCCCTAAGGGCTGATGCTTTCTATTTTTTTAGTTAATCCTGCTCAAAGCACCACTTGATGGCGTGTCCGCTGTCAGGAAAACTCTCATCAGCTTCTTTGATCAGTGAAAGCATCGCTTCTATCCTGCTCGGAGCATCTTCCAAATCCACCATTTCGTAAATCTTCGCGGTATATTTGCCAAATCGGTTCATGTCTGTTACAAAAACCCGCTCTTTCCATTGCACTATGGCACCGTAGCAGGGGCTGATCTTCATGGCCTGTTTTTCAATCGTTGTAAACTCTCTCATTTCTTCAGGCTCCTTTTAAGGTACTCATTCCAGCTGATTTTGCCGTCTTCATAGTCTGCTTTTGCAGGATCCTTTTCTCTTTCTAAACGCTTCTTTTCGTTTCTTCGTCTCGTTGCTTCTAAAAAGGTCTGTCTCTTCAGTTCTTTGTTTGTCATGGTCTTTTCCTCCTTCGTTTTTGTACGTACATATTCGCTCTAAAAGAAGAATAAGCCAAGTCATAAAACCCTTTATTTACAAGGTTTTCAGGCATATTCTACACAAAGATACACCTCTTTATTTGTCACTGACCGACAAGTATTTCTCATCACCCGTGAAGATAAACTTTGAATATCTGTCTCGGTGTTCTTCGATGAAAATCACAAGTTCGTAAAAATTCATTTCACTAGCGATGTACTGCACCGTGCGGCTATCCAGCATATTGGTCTTTCCGCTGTCACGGACGGCTATAATCTGTTCTTTTAAGCTCATCGGTCAATCCTCCTTACCAAGTCTTCACCGTAGACGACATTCAGTCCCGAGCCGTTATCCCAGCTGACTAAAATGCTTCCGATATCATCGACGGCAATGACCGTGCCTTTTGTTCCGATAGGTGGTGCCTGCGGATCGTCCATCTTTAATAGTTCTACTCTGGCTCCCTTCGGATAGGATTTTCTTAAACCCTCAAGGGCATATTTGTTAAGCGTTCTCATGGGCTTCCTCCTTGGAGTATCGGTGGGAAGAAGAACCGCTTAGGTGCTGTAAAAGCATCTTTCTTGCTTCCTTGTACTCGTCTCCGATGTAGCCGAGCCTTAAGAGAAAACAGCGGAAGCTGTACTTTTCGTTGTCCGTCACGGTTTCTCTTTCCAGAACTCTTTTTTGCTCTTTGGCCATCTGGCAGAGTTTTGACACAAATTCCGTATAAATCCTTGCTTCATCGGCATCAAGAACTCGGTCAAACCAGGGAAAGTCCACGATTTCAATTTCTCTAAGCGCAACCGTTCTGTCAGCGTTTAACGCCTTTTTGATAAGAGCGCCTTTGGACTCTAAAATCCGATCCAGCTTTCGCATGGTTTCCGTTGAAAAATACTCTGTGGGAAGTGAGATGGTAAAGCTGTCTTTTGAGGTCTTAAAGCCCTGAGCTTCAAGTTCTTTTACAATCCTCTCCACATCCTCTTTTAAGAAGTTTACGCCCCAGATAAAGGTGCCGTCCTTTTCTAAAAAAGAGTTTCCGATGCGGTAGCTCATGGACGGCATGCCAAGGTAGTTCACTTCTGTTTAAAGAATGTCCGCCAGAGCTTTGGCGAGGTCTTTTCTTTTGTATCCTTCGAGTAAGAATCTTGTTTCCATCACTACCTCCCCACTTCCGAGCGTCCAAGCTCATAGGCTTTTTCCAGAAGTTCTCTAAGTCCCCAGACGCTGATTTCGTGAAAATCCAGCGAGTCGCTGTTTCTGCTCTCAAGCGCCTCAATGTCGGGATAGCGTTCCTTGACGATAGCTTCCAGTTTCTTTTCTAAGTCTTTTTTCATGGCTTTTTCCTCCTTCGTTTTTGTATGTACATGTTCGCTCTAAAAGGAGGATAAGCCAAGTCATAAAAGCCTTTATTTGCAGGGTTTTTAGGCTATTTATCGGACAAATTTACACCCGTATTTTTGTTATAAACCGACAGTTTTGACAAGCTTTTTATAGGGGATTTTCTTGCCGTCTCGTAATGCAAAAACATCCGAACTGTTGCCTGATTTAAATTCCACATATCGCCTTAAAATGACCGATGCGTACTTATCATCAATCTCTGCCATATAGCAGATGCGGTCTGTTTGCTCACAGGCGATAAGAGTGGAACCGCTGCCGCCGAAAAGATCCAATACGATGCTGTTTGCCCTGCTTGAGTTTTGAATCGGGTAGGATAAAAGGTCAATCGGTTTTGAGGTCGGATGGTTCTCGTTCTTCTTAGGTTTATTAAACTGCCAGACGGTCTTTTCCGCACGGCCTGCATACCATTCATGCTTGCCCTTTTTGTTCCAGCCAAAAAGGATCGGTTCATGCGACCACTGGTAGGGAGATCTTCCCAGCACTAGCGAGTCTTTTGCCCAGATGCAGACACCGGATAAGTGAAAGCCGGCATCTTCAAAAGCCTTTCTGAAGGTGAGTCCTTCCGTATCCGCATGAAAGACATAGGCGGAAGCTCCGGCTTCGGAAACCTCGATCATATTCTTAAAAGAACTTAGGAGAAAATCGTAAAATTCCTCCGCTTTCAGGTTATCGTTTTTGATGGAAAGGCCCGACGCGCTCTCGTAGCTTACCGCATAGGGCGGATCGGTTAGAATCAGGTTTGCTTTCTTTTTGTCCATGAGCATTTCCACATCCGAAAGATTGGTCGCATCTCCGCAGATAAGACGGTGCTTTCCTAGTGTCCAGACATCGCCCGGCTCTACAAAGCTTGCTTCTTCCAGGGCAGCCGTTAAATCAAAGTCGTCTTCTTCGGTTTCGATCTCGCCTAAGAGTTTATGAAGTTCAGCGTCGGTAAAGCCTAAAAGATCGAGGTCAAAGTCCGCTCCTTCCAGTTCCGACAGCTCTATCGACAGCATTTCTTCATCCCAGCCGGCGTTCAGCGCAAGGCGGTTATCCGCCAAAATATAGGCACGCTTTTGTGCTTCGGTTAGATGCTCCACAAACACGCAAGGGACTTCCGTTAACCCTTCTTCCTTGGCCGCAATAATTCTGCCGTGCCCTGCGATGATGTTGTAGTCCTTGTCAACCAGGCAGGGATTGATGAAGCCAAACTCCCTGATGGAAGATCGAAGCTGAAGAATCTGTTCTTTGCTGTGCGTCCTGGCATTTCTGGCATAGGGAACGAGTTTATCAATGGGAACTTTCTCAAGGTGCTCCGTCATTTTCATAGGCTCACCCCCGCATGAAACAAAAGTCCTGCCAGGTCATTTTCCCAGGGAAGTTCGCTGTCACCGAAGTGTCCCTTGATGGCAAAAGGAGCATAGGAATCCTGCCTGAGCTTTAAGTAGTGAATCATGGGCAAAACCGACAAGGGAAAGAGTGTCTCGCACTCTTCCTTAATCGTTTCTATGTCCTTTGTCTCCGTACCGAAGCAGTCAATGTCAAAGTAAAGCGGCTCCGGCCTTCCGATAGTGTAAGCAATGGATACTTCACATTCCTTTGCAAGGCCTGAAGAGACGACACTTCGTGCGATGAGTCTTGCCATATAAGCACCCGACCTGTCCACCTTGGTCGGATCTTTCCCGGAAAAAGCTCCGCCACCGTGCTTTCAAGACCGCCATAGGTATCGACAGCAAGTTTTCTTCCGGTTAAGCCGGTGTCCGATTCAGGGCCGCCGATAACAAAGCGTCCTGTGGGATTGATATGGATATCTTCTTCCTCAAAGGGAAGCACGCCCTCTAAGGCAGGACGAATCACATGAGTGTGAATCGCCTTCCTGAGATCCGCATTGGAGATGCTCTCCTCATGCTGGCTGGATAATACGACCGAGTGAATCCTTGTCGCTTCACCGTTCTCATATTCCACGGTCACAAGGCACTTGCCGTCAGGCATAAGTTCGGGGATGATGTTTTTCTCCCGCACTTCTTCAAGTCTCATCGTGAGCCTTCTTGCCAAGACTTGAGGAAGCGGAAGGTATTCAGGGGTTTCATCCGTTGCGTAGCCGTAGACGATTCCCTGATCACCCGCACCGAGCAGGTTTTCCGCTCGGTCAACACCTTGTGCGATGTCGGGGCTTTGTGCGTGAAGTCTTACTTCGATCTCAAAATTTTGAGGTTCATAGCCCACATTAAAAAGCACATCTCGCACAATATTTTCTACATCGAGAGCAGCTTTGCTCGTCACTTCTCCCGCAACTAAAATAAGCCCCTTTGTCGCCATCACTTCTACGGCAACTCTGGAGCTTTCGTCACCTTTCAGATAGCCGTCCAGAATGCTGTCGGCTATATAGTCACAGAACTTATCCGGGTGACCCTTCGTCACGGACTCGGCTGATTTATAATGTTTCATCTTGTTTTTCCTCCGCTTCAATGATTTTTCTTGCCACCGCTTCCGCCACAGGAACCGTCACGGCATTGCCTGCCTGTTTGTAAAGCTGAGATTCCGAGCAGACAGCGGCTGCTTTTTCATAGAGATGATCCGGAAAGCCCTGAAGCCTGAAGCACTCTTTCGGCGTAAGCCTTCTTACGGCATAGTGATTGCCGTCGCTTAAAAGCACACCGTGCCTGTCTTGACCGGTCAGGGTAAAGGACGGTTCGCCTTCTTCCTTCACACGCCTTGCTGTCTTGGAACGGGGTGATGTGCGAAAAGGTGTAGATACACTTCTTGCTTCAAGAACTCCCGTCCGCATGCCTTTGTTATCAAGACCGTGTCCATAGGTAGCGACAATGCAGGTCGATTGATCCCGCTTTTTAAGCCTTCCTTTGCTAACTGTCATCCCTTCCTTGGAAATTAAATAGAGCCCGGTTTTCGCACCGAGCCCTCCTGCTGAAGATTGGATTGTGCATGCGACACCTCCGGGATCATAGACCCGGTAGCCTTGGGGACCGCCTACAAGCCTTCTAAGATGCGCATCGTTTTCTCCCTCGAAAGGTAGTATTTCAAATCGACCTCTTGTTCTAAGATGTCCAATAAGGAAGACGCGCTCTCTTGATTGGGGCACACCGTAGTCTTTGGAATTGAGCACCTGCCAGAAGACGTCGTACCCTGCTTCATCCATTTCAAGGAGAACACGGGCAAAGTCCCATCCGTCATGAATGGATAGCAGGTTTTTAACGTTTTCAGCGACAAGCCATCGGGGCTTATCTTTTTCTTCTTTGCCCTTGACGAGGTCAAGGACTGTAAAATATAGTCCGCTTCTTTCCGCAGAGACTCCTCTTTGAAAGCCGGCAACTGAGATATCCTGGCAAGGAAAGCCGAAGGTCCAGCAGTCTGCGTAGGGGATATCTTTTGATTTGATGCTTCGTATGTCTTCACAAAACCACTCTCCCTTCGTGTCAAACATTGCCTTGTAGGATTCAATGGCAAATTTATCGTTCTCGCAGCTTCCGATACAGCGAAAGCCCGCTCTTTCAAACCCTAAGCGGAAACCTCCGCTGCCTGAAAAAAGATCAATCATCGTCCGCATCTTAGTCACGCTCCTTTTTCTTTCGAAGGAGACGCTCCATCATGTCGTCCTGGGGTGTGGAGATAAAAGCGGTCGTCGTGTTTTGCTTTACAATGTCAAAAATCTCATACCAGATGAGGTTGGCCTGCTTTTGGAAGTTCTGGCTCATGGAAACAAAGGGGCTGGCAATGGCTCCGCCTGTAGTCGGATGCTTTCCTAACAGGCCATAGGTGCTGACCGCTTCCTCACACTGAATGAAGCGGGCAAAGGCCTGTGCATAGGATTCAATAAGTCTCGGATTGACGAGCTTCTCACAGCGTCTTTCCTTTAGCCAGAGCCAGGTTTCCTCGTAAATTTCATCTGCGCCTAAGGGCTTGCCGTCTTTTTGCCGTGCGGACAGGTAGTCTGACGGCTCGGGCATATCCTCACCATATAAATCCGAGATGCCTTCCGGCTCATCCGGAGCAAAAAGGGCCTCTGGGTCAAAATCATGTGTTTCTAATACATTTGCTTCTTTTCCGGCGGCAATCTTATCGACTAAGGGTTCCGGCTTACTGCCGGCCTTGACACGTCTGCCGCCTCGGTATGTTCCGTCTCTTGCCACAAGGCACCTCCTTTCCTGAAAATAAAAAAGGGGGTTAATCCCCCGTTTGAATTGAACTTTTTTTGCACGGCGCCCACCGCCCGTTGCTCGGAAAATCTTCCGCAGAGATTGAGACCCCCCTACCTAAGTCAGCTCCACCTGTCGCCACGCTCGGCATGGATCCTCGAGTGACAGGACTTGCAAAGAGCCATCAAGTTTTTTTGTTTATTTGTTCCGCCTTCGGACAAAGGAATGATGTGATGAACTTCTTCAGAGGGAGTGAGCTTCCCGTTTCGTTTGCACTCCTCACACAAAGGGTGAGCCTTGATGTAGCGGTCACGGATGCGTTTCCACGCTCTGCCGTAGCGTCTTCTTGTCTCTGGATCCCTTTGGTATTTTTCGTATCGTCTTGCTTCCTCCTGCTCATGCTTCTTACAAAATCTTCCCTCAACAAGCTCGGGGCAGCCGGGATAAGAACAGGGGCGCTTCGGTTTTCTTGGCATCAAGCACCTCCCGCATAAAAAAACCTGCAGCATCGCCGCAGGTCTTCTGAGTTTTTTCCTAGTTTAATAGTATCAGGGTTACTAGTTACAAAGCACTCACATTTACTTGCAACTTTCTAACATTAAGTTCCTGATTTCAGGCCAAGTATCCAGCTCCTTTTGAATGTCCTTCAAAGCCTTATTGCGTTCTCTGGCAATCGTTGTCTGGCTGATATGAAGCTCCAGCTGTAACTCCTGCCAGCTTTTACCTTCAAGATACAAACCTTGTAAAATCAGTCTCTGTCTTTCAGGCCGGCTGTTGATTGCCCACTCTGCAATGGACAATTGACGCATACGAAGCTTCGCATGCTGAAGACGCAAGTCAACAACGGCATTGTTGGTAAATTCTGCACAACAGCTGAGTTTTTTCAACATAAAACTAAGCTCCGGCATAGAACCGCCGGGTTCCGGCATGTCTTGTTGAAGCATACCCTGTAAGAGGCATAAGTCTGCCTCAAGTTCGTTATGATAATTTTCGTAGTTACTTAAAAGCTCGTTAATTCTCATCGCATAATTCCTCCTTCCGAAAACCGAAGTATTGATATTGTCTTTCTAAGGTCTTAGCCATTCGCAGAGTAGCTTTCTCTTTCTTTCTTAAAAACTCTACGCCGCTTAAAGAAAAGCGTTCACAGACCTCACCCCAGCGTCTGCCTTCCAAAATGTCATAGGTCATCAGGTCTCGGTAAAAGCTCGGCAAGGCACGGATGGCATAGCGGATGAATTCTACTTCCTTGGCGGCCTTTTTGTATTCCTCCGTCATCTCTCTTCCGCCTTGTGATTGATGAGCCAGGCAAGCCTGCGATAAGAAGTAGCAATGTAAAAGATGCGGTTATTGGAACGCTGCTTTTGTACTCTGACTTCATCGCCGGTCTTGCCGGGAAAGGTCAGCATTTCCAAAACCTCGCTTGCCGTAATGGGAATAAACTGTGCCATTTCCTGTTCCAGCTCTTTCATCCTTTTGGCGTTCTCGGGGTAACATTTAAGCATTTCTTTGACTTTCTTTACGCTATCCATCTGTCACCCTCGCTTTCACCGCCTGCATTAAAGCTTCCTGCGTGACGTCCTTTTTCTCTAAAGCACGTGCCACATCCAGGTCAATCGTGCCTTCAGCAAGAAGCCTGAAGATGACAACCGTATCCTTTTGCCCCTGCCGCCAGAGTCTGGCATTGGCCTGACTGTAAAGCTCCAGTGACCAGGGAAGGGAAAACCAGATCACGGTAGAGCCGCCGTGTTGGAGATTGAGACCGTGTCCCATCGAAGCGGGGTGAGCCATAGCGATTGAGATCTCGCCTTTGTTCCAAGCCTTAAAGTCTTCAGGTGTTTTAATTTCCACCGCTTCCTTGAAACGCTCTTTTATCCGGCTTCGTTCATGGCGATAGTTGTAGTAGATAAGAACGGGCTTGCCGTTTGCCGCTTCGATGAGGTCTTCTAAGGCATCAAGTTTGGATGAATGTAGCTCTGCGATGCTTCCTTGGTCGTCATAGACAGCACCCGATGCCATCTGGATGAGTTTATTAGTAAGGACGGCGGCATTTACAGCATCAATGGTTTTGTCCATTAACTCCGCCACCATCTCACGCTCCATCTCCATATAGATATTCTTTGCTGTGTCCGAAAGTTTGACCTTCACATCTCGCTCCAGTCTTTCCGGCATTTTGAGAAAGTCGCAACTTTTCATAGAAACGCATAGACCGGATAAAAGACCGTAGATAAACTTCTCCGCACCGGGACGGGGCTTATAGGAATAGACGATATAGCCGTTCATTCGGTCAGGAACAAAGAAATCCGCCCGGTAGCTTCCGATTGTTTTCCCGAGACGCTTACCCTGATCCAAAAGATAAATCTCCGACCATAAATCCATCAGTCCATTGGTCGAGGGCGTTCCCGTAAGGCCTACAACACGGTCAATGCCGGGTCGCTTTTTCCGAAGTGCCTTAAAACGTTTGCTGGACGAATTTTTAAAGCTCGAAAGCTCATCAATCACCAGCATGTCAAAATCCCAGTCACAAAGCTCACAAAGCCAGGCGACATTTTCCCGATTGATCACATAGATATCGGCAGGTGTTTTAAGAGCATCGATTCTTTCCTTTTCGCTGCCCAAGACCTTCGAGATTCGAAGAAAGGTCAGATGATCCCATTTTTCAAGCTCCTCCGTCCAGGTATTCTCCGCCACACGAAGCGGGGCGATGACGAGGACTTTAGAAATTTCAAAGTAGTCAAACATCAATTCCCAAATGGCGGAAAGCGTGATGACCGTCTTCCCAAGTCCGGGCTCTAGGAAAAGACCGCAAGCCTTTTTCTTGATGATTTCCTCTTTGGCATATTCCTGATAGTCATGAGCCTTGTATTGCATTAAGTATCCCTCCGATATCCCCCGGATCGTCCAGAACAAACACCTGAAAGCCCAAGCTCCTGATTTGTTTATGCCTTTGAAGCTGCAAGGCTCCGGGACTTCTGCCGGGTTTCTTTACTTCCACAAATCCCATCCTTCCTCCGGGAAGAAGGATGAGTCTGTCCGGCACACCGTTTAATCCGGGAGAGACAAACTTTAAACAAAGCCCGGATCTTTCCCTGGTTTCCGTCAATAATTTATGTTCTATCTGTTTTTCAAGCATTGTTATTTCCTCCGTCAAACGTTGATATTTCAGGCTTTTCTCTGAGAGGGTGCAGGTCGGTGCAAGTCATCTAATAAACTTCTCTATATAGAATTTTTGACCTAAAATTTTCGCCCTAAAGGGGTTTTATACAAAGACCTGCACCGACCTGCACCTTTTGACTTTTAGTCCATAAATTCAGACTTTAAACGAAGCCCTAAAACTACCATTCCGGCTTTCGTTTTCTTCCGTTCATAGCCTTCAATTTCAAGGGCTGTATAAAAGTCCGCCGTGCTTCTCGTCCATTCGCCTGTTCTCTGGCAATAGGCTCGGTAATCCTGGTAAAACTCACCCGACTTTTGCGTGTATGATGGATCAATCTCACAGCATTCCTCCAGAAAGCCTGAGAGCCAGTCGTTATTCTCCCGGTATCTATGAATGGCATCAGCCACACATTTCGGAATGGGGATCTTGAAGTCTTTATCGATGGCTTTTCTCGCGCCTTCAATAATCCAGGAAAGAATTGCTCCGCCCGCATGTTCCACCAGATAGTCCGCATAGTTTTTGATATCCGCCTTACCCTTGATCTTGGCCTGAAAGGGAATGACGATGAGCCTTCGCCAAGTGCCGTCATCATTCGCCCCAACTTTGGGGAGATGGTTCGTATAAAGGACAAGGGTATGCGTCGGGGTAAATTTGAAAGGGTCTTTATATTTCTTTTCTCCGGAGACAAGATCCGTAGAACAAAGCTGTTTGATGACGGAAGTATTAAGCCGCATGCCTTCTTCAAGCTCCGCCGCTATGACCAGTCGTTTTCCTTTCAGTTCTGCAATCTCAGGCTTTACATTTCTTCTGCATCCGACCGTCAAAGCATCTGCCGAGATTGTGCCGCTGTAGTTTCCCAGCACCTTGGCAATGGAGTTCCAAAAGGTCGACTTGCCGTTCGAACCTTCTCCATAGGAAATAATCAGTGCTTCCATATAGACCTTGCCGATAGCGGAAAGCCCTACAATCTGCTGGACATATTCGATGAGTTCCTGATCGTTTAAGAAAAAGCCCGAGACCGCATCAAGCCAGAGTTTCTCGTTTTTCGTATCGGGCGAGACCAGCGTGATTTTCGTCATGTAATCTTCAGGCTTATGTGGCACCGCTCCTTGAAGGCCTTTTGTGAGATCATAGGCAGCGGAAGGCGTGTTCAGCATAAAATCCTGACTGTCAAAATCCTGAATCATTTTAAGGAGCATGGGCTTTGCCGCCTGAAGTGCGGAAGTGACATACTTCATGTCACGCCTTTTCATGACAAAGTTTTTATAGGCAAGGGCGACTCGATACAGATCGAATGTTTTCTTTTGTTCAGGCTCGATAGCTTTTTCAAGCGTCCTCCCGCCTACCTGAATGAGATCTTGGGCTACCCCTGATTCCGTGAGGTGCTTTGTCGCTTTTCCAAGCACGGCCTTTGCTTCTTCCAGCTGTTTGTCCAGAAAGTCCTGACAGACACCGACCGCTCTTTGCCTCGATTCCTCCCAATGCGTCCCGTTATAGGTCATGTAGTCTGTCGCATCGGTGTAGACAAGGATCTCGCCTTTTTCTCTGGTTAAAACCTTAGCCTGACCGATGTCCGAAAAATCGGGCGGCATAAGTGAGAAGTCCTTGCCGTATTCTTCCGGAGGGATATAGCCTTTCTGTGCCGATACTTTCTTTCCGAAGCGCATCGCACTTTGCCAGATGGTTTGAAGTTCATGATCCGGAAGCGGAGGATTACAAAGGTCAGCCTTTTTAAGAAACATCTCATGGGCTTCCTCTGTTGCGCCAAGCCTTACGATGATGCGGCCGGCATAGTGCGAGAGCGTCTTATTTCTTGCGCCTTCCGGAATCTCGCTTTGCGCTTCATCCCACTCGGCAAAATCGTCACGGATAAAGTCCGTGATAAGCTGATCTCCTTCACTCCAAATGACCTCTGTCTCGGGGTTTCCGTACATAAACCGAGCACTTCCCAAAGCCCCGGCATCGAAGAAGGAAAAGAGGTCTGCGAGTTCTTCTTTGAGCTTTGCATAACCCTCACCATCCTTTGTTTCAGGGATGGGAAAGTAGACATGAAATCTCGGCCTTGCCGATCTCATGCCTTTTTCCTTCATGTGATTTCTGCTGGTAGCGATGGCGAGAGAGACACCCTCAAAAAGGCTTAGGATATCCTTAGGTAGAATCCAAGTCTCAGGATCATCGCTTTTTTCGTTATCACAGTCCATGCTGATATGATCGGCTTCGATGAAGTTTACATTGCTGCGATAGTTGTTTTGATACCTTGCCGCCACATGGTCAAAAGAGACGGCATCCTTGAAAGCCGCTTTATCCGCTACATCAAGCCTGTTCGGATAGTAGACATTTGATTCCTGTCCGCAGGTATCTGCTGTGTAAATGGTTAGTTTCATTCGACTTCCTCCTGCACCACAGGGATGCCCAACTTCTTTGCCGCCTGTATTTCCTGAAGCATGCCGAAGCTGATCTGATGACCAAAGACATGAACCTCATCGCAGTGGCGCATAATTTCAAGGTTCATCTCCATTACTCTCTCTCGCTCGGCGGCTTTGTTGTCATCCATAAACTGCGGAAAGAGAAGATGAGGAGCGATGGGGATATCGCCTTCCTGAACAATTTTTCGGCAGTATCCCTTGGCCTGTTCCGTGTTCGTACTGATATCTCCCCGATAAGGAGAGCAGACATAAATGAGTTTGTTCATAAAAAACTCCTTTCGATAATTTTCGAGAGGAGCAAAACAAAAGGGATAATGATCCTCTCACTATCCCCTTGGACAAGTTATGCAGTTTTGGGCAATAAGTTTTTTCTTAGCTACTGATCTTTTAAGAAATGCGTCGTGCAGCCACGACAAAGCGTCCATTTTTTGTATGGTAGCTACACGTAGACAACAATACGATTTGTTCGCCGTAGGAAGGAAATACCCCTGTATCATATAAAGCATGATCCAGAAGCCAGTTGGTTAAATCATCATAATCTTTTAGATCTATGTTTCCTGAATACTTATAGGGATAAAGTCCTTCTTCATCAGACACGTAGGTCTCAATCGCTGCAAACACTTCATAAGTACGTCTTTCTGTTAGCGTTGTAATTGTAAATGTAGATGCTTTTTTATAAAAGGCAGCTTCTTTATAACGATCCAGGGTTCCAAACATGCTATCGTTGCCCATATTATGACCGTATATAATAAAGCAATCGCTATTGATATTTCCGCCTTCGCCAACAAAAGGTGTTCCACTTTGTGAATCACTCTTATCTAAGGCACGGCGTAAATAATATTGAGGATCATCCGGCGTGTACATAACGGGATAATTTACGAGCGTACCATTGATATTTATCCAACAAACAAAATCATTATTCTTTTTATAAATTGACAAATACTCTGTATATTTAGAAGTGGTTTGCATCCCATCACTATTTTCATATTCAGAAGTAAAAGTATCATTCTGGCTGATGACGCTATCTGTCAATTGATCGAAGGCTGCTTGCTCTTCTTGCCCCTGTATATATATTCGAGCCACCATATAAGAAGAGAAACTGAGAAGTAGGGCAAAAAACACAACGAGCCATTTGTAAATATATGTTTTTTTGATTACAGCCACCTGCCTTATTTTCTTAAATTTCTCGATCGACGAAAAAAGGGAGCAAGAAAAGTCTCCTGCTCCCTTTCTCTTAGTGCTTACTGATAAGCTCTACACTAGTCTCTATCTGCTTTCAATTTTTTTCGAACAGAGAGTAATAGCCCTGCTATCGAAAATAACATCACACCGACCCACGGATAAATGCCTCCATCTTCTCCCATTCTAGATATTAAAGGAACAGGGTCTTCCGGATCTTTTTGCTCCGGTGGAACTATAGGAACTTCCGGTGTCTTTGTATTCGTGACCTCAAAGCCTGTTGCCGCA